TGGTTCGGTAGCTGGCGTTCTTTTACCCGAGACGGAAACTGTTAATACTGACGGCTCCGGTAACATTTCTATTTCCTTATACACAGGCTATTACCTCGTCGAGACCACAGTCGAGGGTAAAGTTTGGCGCTTTACTATAGTGGTGCCTAACGAAGCCACTGCCACCTTTAGTAATTTAATAACCCAAGACGTGATTATTGCGACTGATAGTCTCGAACAAACAATACAAGCTCGTAACGATGCGGTTACAGCTAAAAACGAGGCACAAGATTTTGCAAACGCAACTGAAATATTAGTTTCAAAATACTACGATAGCATGGCGGAATTGCTGGCTGACACCACAAATTTTGCCGAGGGGGATACTCTGTTCATAACCACCGGTAAAACCTCCTTTAAAGTGGCTCCATCTTCAGAATTGTCTCCAGACGAAACTCGTACTGACGGGGTTAAACTTTACGAAGCCGGGCCAACTTTCACCACCCGCGCAAGATTTATTGCAGCTATAGGGAGAAATCAAACCTGGCCTGATGGTACAATTATCACAGCTGAAAGTGACTATAAAGCTACGGCTGGTTCAACCCAAATCCCCGACGCTGCTGGATTTAATGTTATTCCCGACAAGAACCGTTACAACGTAAAGGCCTTCGGCGCGTTAGGAAATGGATTGACAAACGATGCTGCAGCAATTCAAGCCGCGTTTGATGCTGTTGAAGTTGTTGCCAATAGCGCACAGTGGCCAGGTAGTTCAACTTTCGCTAGTGTGTCTCCTGAAGTACTCCTCCCAGACGGAGGAGAGTTTCGTATCGACTCAACGATAAATGTGGAAGGACACCGTTTTGTACGTTTGGTAAGTGACGGGCGTGCACTTATAGTAGGCAACACCTCCGGCACAAAGACGGTGACGGCCTTCTCGGGTTCCGGAGTTCGTTATCTTGAAGTTGAGGGTGTGCAATTCAATAACCTAAACAAGGCTTTTGTTATAAGTTCCGGCAACCTGAACTCGTCCAAATATGTTTTTCGGGATGTGATTTGCGACTCGACAAATCTATTCTTGGATACAGACACCTACGCTCTCTCAAGAAGCACGATAGTAAACTTTGATAGCTGTGTATTTGAGAGCGATGTTGTACAGGTTGCGCAAGCGTATGTCGATTGCATCAACGTTCGCGATAGCTGGATCGCCTGCCGCAGTAGCTCCACCGACACATTCCACGTCAACTCGCTCATTAATTTCAGCGGCTGCATGTTTATTCCTGCGGGATCGGCAACCATCGGTGGCTCTTGGGTCAGACTGACGGAAGACAACGGCGCAGGAGGCACCACCACAGAGCAGCATCGAGGCGTGCATTTTAGCGATTGTCGCTTCTCAAATGAGGGGTCAAATCACACAATCGTCGTGAATGATTACGATGTTATAGGCGAAGAAGAAACGTTGACGCCTACTATCAATTTCCACGCCTGTTCAATCAACGGCTTTCACGGCGTTATGTATGAGAACGGCAATTCCGAAAGCGGCCTTGTTTACCTGCTTAAATACCCCGCCAGCGTTTCATTTAAAGATTGTGGCTTCTTTACCCTCGGAAACGCTGAGGGCGCACTGGTCGCAAAGACTGATAGCTTGGTAGCCAATCCGCACGATGGATTCCGAATTGATGTGGATGACACCACATTCAGCAACGCGATGCGTGCGGTTGGAGCGACAACCACAAAGCAAATCGCACGTTCTCTGCGGTCCTATATCAAGAACCCCGACCCCTACACCTTCCGCGATATTCTGGAAGACGGCCACCTATCTATTGCTGCCACTGGCACGACCGGGCAAAAGAAGGCGACGTTTACAATTCAGACAGGCTGGACGAACGCCTCTTCGCGAACCCCGATTACCTTTTTCCTCTTTCTCGGAGGGCAGGGGCGAACCGGCGGCACAACAAATATCCAGTATGCCGGTGGCGCGGTCTATCTCGTGACGATCACGGGTGTGTTTGAAGCCTCCGCGCATAAGTCAAAAATCAGCTTCACCAAGTTACACGGCGGTGCGTTCGGCAACGGCGAGACATCAAATGCTGATATTATCTCAATGCACTTTGGCACCGCCGACACTGGAAATACTACGGAAAACTTGGCCACTTCCCACAGCGTAACCGTCGCCTTTGGGACGCAGATGGAGTACGGCATCGCGCGGATAGAGCCGCTTGTCACAAAGTGGTCGCGCTATTGGAACGTATTACGCGGGTAAAACGGAATATTTTATGTCAAATGAACTGATCGAGGAACTCGGCACCTACGCCTACGACCCGGTAACATTCGTTTATTGGGCGTTTCCTTGGGGTGAGTCGGGAGAGCTTATAGAGGAAGAAGGCCCAGACGAATGGCAGCTTTGGGTTCTTACAAACCTCCGCGATGGCATCATCAACGTTGATCGGGCAATTCAAATCGCAGTCACTTCTGGTCACGGCATTGGCAAGTCCGCACTTGTTGCCTGGATCGTTCTGTGGTCCTTCTGCACCTTCCCAGGCACACGCGGGGTAGTCACCGCGAATACGGAAAACCAGCTTAAAACAAAAACCTGGGTAGAAATCGCCAAGTGGCACCGCCTCTTCATCGCCCGACAGTTGTTTAAGTTCACCGCCACTGCTCTTTTCAGCGTTGATGAGGAACAGGCGCGGGAGTGGCGGATTGACATTGTGCCGTGGTCGGAAAAGAACGTTGAAGCCTTCGCAGGCCTCCACAACGCTGGCAAGCGTCTTCTCATTATTTTCGACGAAGCCTCCGCTATCCATGATTTGATTTGGGAAACTACCGAGGGCGCGCTTACTGACAAGGACACTGAAATCATTTGGTGCGTTTTCGGGAACCCAACAAAAAACACTGGCCGTTTCCGCCATTGTTTCCCCGGCGGTGACTTCGAGCATCGTTGGACAACTCGTGAAGTCGACTCCCGCGCAGTCAAACGTACCAATAAACAACAGCTTAATAACTGGATTAAGGATTACGGCGAGGACTCCGACTTCGCCCGCGTCCGCATCCTCGGACGCTTCCCCCGTGCAGACGCAAACACCTTCATAAGCTATGCCGTCGCCAAAGAGGCCGTCGATCGAGTCGTTATTGAACAGAATGTTCCATTCGTCCTCGGCGTTGATGTTGCGCGTTTTGGTGATGATAAAACAGTCATTTATCCCCGCAAAGGTCGAGATGCTTTTTCCGAACCGCCTCGAGTCTACCAAGGCCTCAACACCATGCAAACCGTCACGCGGGTGATGGAGGTTTATTACGAACTTCAGGCCGCCGTTATTTTCGTTGATACCGGCGGCATCGGCGCAGGCGTCTTCGACCGTCTTGCAGAACTTGGCTTGCCCGTCATCGAAGTCAACTTCGCCTTTAAACCCGACGGCTCCAATACGGTTAACCCTGGCGTCAGCTACGCCAACAAGCGCGCGGAGATGTGGGGCGCAATGCGGGACTTCCTCAACACCGGCTCCATCCCGGATAAAATACATCAAACCGACATCAGCCTAGTAAAGGAGTTAACCGCCCCAACCTACAACCTGAATGCCAAAAGCCAAATCTTGTTGGAGTCGAAGGACTTAATGAAACGTCGAGGCGAAGCCTCCCCCGACGTTGCAGACGCGCTGGCGCTTACATTCGCCTATCCGGTGAATTATCAAGAATTGCAGCTGCAAAAGTTTGAGACCCCCGCAAACGAAAGCTACAACCCCTATGCAAAGGAGTTTCTATATGACCAGTCGTTCACCTAATGTTTCCACTCCCCGACCAAAGCAAGGCGCGTCTCCGCCAATCTTGGCGCAATCCGGCGGCGCGGAGCTTAATCAAAATACGCGGAATTTTTCCCTCGCTGGTGTGTTCACTAGTAACCTCGGGCTTTTCCGTAACCCCGCACTTACGCGACGAGGCGGCGCCATTGCCCCACTTCGACAACAATCAGGTGGAGCTTCCTAATGCCTGAGATTTCTGTAAAGGCGCTGAAACGCTTGCAGGGCAAAGCCGCAGCGATGGAAATGGAGTTCATGCAGTGGCGACCCCATTTTCAGGAGCTGGCTAAATACCTGCTTCCTCGTCGCTACGTTTGGGTTTCTGAAAAGTCGCCTTTACAGTCTTCTTCCTCCTCCGACACGCGGAGTCAACAAAACGCTAACCGCGCCTCCAAGCAAAAGAATGAATACATTCTTGATCCGACCGGAACGAAGGCCCTCCGCGATATGGCGGCGGGGATGCTTAACGGCATTACCTCCCCTTCCCGTCCGTGGCTTCGCCTGCGTCCTGGCGGTGTTGAGTTCAACAATCAAGACCTGGAGCAAAAAGCCTACACCGACGAAGTAACCCGCCGCATGTATATTGTGCTGGCCGAGTCAAACTTCTACAGTGCTATGGCAATTCAGTTCCTTGACCTAGGCGCTTTCGGCTCAGCCGCCGTTCTTGCGTATGAGGATTTCGATGATGTAGTTCGTTTTTATAATAGTCCAATTGGGGAATTTCGTTTTGCTCAGGATTATCGACGGATGGTTGACACGTTCAGTCGCACGATTGTAATGACTATCCGCCAAGCCGCGCAACAGTTTGGAGAAGGAAACCTTCCTAAAAAGTATAAGCCGCAGTTGAAAGAAGGCGGTAAGCGCCTTGAGGAATTCATTGTTGTTTCGCATTTGATTGAGCCGAATACGGAAAATGAAGAAGTCTCCCTCCCGTCTAAGTTCGCGTACAGGGAATTTTATTGGGACGCCTCCGACAACACTGGACATATCCTCGCACAAGCCGGTTATCAAGAAAAGCCGGGTTCTTGGCCTCGTTGGGAACCGGTTGGAAACGACGTATACGGAACCTCCCCTGCAATGGACGCTCTTCCTGACGTGATCCAACTTCAACATTCCATCTTGCGCAAAGGCCAGGCGATGGACAAGATTGTCAATCCGCCGGTTGTGATGGAAGGTTTTATGGCGGCGAAGCAATCCAGCTTGTTGCCCGGTGGGCGCACAACCGCTCCGGCTGGCGCAAGCTTTGGCGCAAAAGCGGTCTATACCGTAAACCCACCCTTGGACGCAATGACCCTCGATAACCAAGACTTACGCATCCGTATTCAACAAGCCTTCCACAACGATCTTTTCCGCATGATTTCCTCCCTCGACACCGTTCGATCAGCTACAGAAATTGATGCACGGAAGGAAGAAAAGTTAGTCCTCCTCGGTTCCGTTTTGGAGCGTTTTGAAAATGAGTCCCTCGATCCGATCATCCGTCGCGTCTACAATATTATGAAACGGAAAGGCTTGTTGCCGGAGCCGCCTGAGTCAATGCAGGACGGTGACATTGAAATTGAATATGTAAGTATCCTCACGGACGCCCAGCGCGCGGTTGGCACCGCCACAATCGAGCGGTTCCTTGAAATGTATGCGCAGGTGTCTGCGCTTCAGCCTGAAGTCATCCCAACCGTTGACATCAACGAGGTGTTGCGGGATTACGGCGACCGTCTATCCATCCCCGCTACGCATTTCCGCTCTCGCGAGGACGCGGATGCGATCAATTCCGAAAACGCCCAACTTACACAAGAACGTGAGTCTGCGCTTGTTGGTAAGGATTTGACCGAGGCCGCAAAGAATCTTTCCGAAACTGATGTCGGTGGAGGGCAAAATGCGATGGCGCGGCTGCTCGGAGCCTCTTAATTTAATGGTTGCGACTCGGGCAGAAAATTGGTATAGTGACCCATGACCGATAAGAAGATTAAAAAGATCGAGATGCGCCATACAGCGGCTGAGGATACCTTGGTTAAAGAGGGCCTCACAGCCGCGTTATCTACTGTAGCCGGGCGAATGTTGTTTTGGCGTCTTCTTTCCTTATCCGGCATGTATATGAATCCGCACAGCGGCAATGCCCTCAACACTGCTTTCGCAGCCGGGCGCCAAAGCGTGGGTCAGGATATTATCGGTCTTATCGAGGATGTCGATCCCAACTCTTACATTAACATGTTGAAAGAGAATGTTGAGAGGGATCAGGCGTTAAAAACTGCACTAGCAAAGGAAATGGAAAATGTTTCTGACGATGATGAAGCCTAACCCCTTTTTCGCGGGTTTGGTATTCAAGCCTGACAAGGAAACCGGCACCGGAACGCAAGGCGATGATACCGTAGCGAGCGGGGATGACACTGTAGTAAGTGGCGAGGACACCACGCCTGCGGATACTACTTCTGGCGAGGACACCACCGAAGGTAGTCTTCTTGACGATACGGTTAAGTCAGGGGATGATGACACCGGAAGCCTTCTTGATGATGATGACGATGACTCATCCAAAGGCGACACTACGCCTGCGGAAACACTCGATCGTGAAGCCGTCAAAGCCGCCATTCCCGAAGGCTATAAAATCGAAAACGAAGAACAGTTTAATGAATTTTTGGACCTGGTTGAAGGCGCGGAAAATCGTCAAGACCTGGCCCAGAAGTTGTTGGGTCTTTACAACACTAATGTTGACGCTCTGGAACAGAAACAAGTCGACGAATGGAATGCCCTACAAAAGCAGTGGAAAGACGACGCGCGCAACAACCCTGAGTTTGGTGGGGAAAAGTTGCAAGAGAGTCTATCCAAAGCAAAAACGTTGGCAAAGGAGTTTGGCGGGGAAGAATTTTTGAACTTGCTTAAACTAACCGGAGCCAGCAACCATAGTTCCATGATCAGTTTCCTGAATAAAGTATATGATGCTTTGCCACAGGAAGCAAAACCGGTCTTGGGTAATCCCAAAACTGCGGGTGAACTTAGCCTCGCAGACAAACTCTTCGGAGGAAAGTAAATGGCAGTTCTTGCCTCAAACAACCCGACTCTAATGGATCACGCGAAGGCGCTTGATCCTGACGGTTCGATTGCAGCGGTTGTGGAAATTCTCAATCAAACGAATGAAATGCTCGCAGACATGACGTTCATTGAAGGAAATCTCCCCACCGGACACCGAACCACAATTCGTACTGGTCTCCCCGCGCCTACGTGGCGGAAACTTTACGGCGGCGTTCAGCCTACCAAATCCACACGTGAACAAGTCACTGACTCGTGTGGTATGTTGGAAGCTTACGCGGAAGTCGATAAAGCCCTGGCCGACCTTAACGGAAACACAAACGAGTTCCGCCTCAGCGAAGCCCGCGCGCATATCGAAGGTATGACGCAGGAACTTCAAGAGACTGCTATCTACGGCAACACGGATACCACCCCACAACGCTTTATGGGTCTGGCTCCTCGTTACAACAGCAAAAGCGCTGCCAATGGTGATAACATCATTGACGCCGGAGGCACAGGCTCCGACAACCGTTCCATTTGGCTAGTCGTTTGGTCAAATGAAACCTGTCATGGCATCGTTCCGAAAGGCTCTCAAGCGGGTCTACAGGTCAACGATAAAGGCCAGGTCACGGTTGAAGATGCGGACGGAAACGGCGGGCGGATGGAAGCCTATCGTACCCACTTCCGTATGGATGCGGGGCTTACGCTGAAGGATTGGCGTTATGTAGTTCGCATTGCGAATATTGACAAGTCCAATCTGACCGCAGATGCATCGTCCGGCGCAAACCTTCCCGACCTTATGTTTGAAGCCACGGAACTTATTCCGTCCCTCGGAATGGGTCGTGCGGCCTTCTACATGAGCCGTGATGTTCGTACCTTCTATCGCCAGCAATTGTCGAACGCAACTAAGCAATCGACCTTGATGGTGAAAGATGTCGGCGGCGTGCGCTCCCCGATGTTCCAAGATGAAATCCCCATTCGTCGCGTCGATAAGCTCGCCGTTGACGAAGCGCGGATTACTTAAGGAGTAAGAAAATGATCCTTGATAAAAACCTTAAATTTGCTGATGCGCTTGACGTTTCAGCAGCAACCGGCACTGCTTTGGTAGGTGATGTAATTGACCTTACTGCAAACGCGGTAAACCCAGGGCGAGGGCAGCCTATTTACTTGGTAATTCAAGTAACAACAGCCTTCACCTCCGGCACTTCTTCCGATGTCACTTTCCAGTTGGCCTCGGACTCCGTCGCCGCTATTGCAACCAACGGCACGCAGACAGTCCATTACGTCTCCGATACGTTCGATGAAAGCGAACTACCGGTCGGAACGGTTCTTACCATAGCCCTACCACAAGGTCGAAATTATGAACGTTACCTGGGTCTTCAGGTTGTTACTGCCGGCGCTGCGACTACCGCAGGTGCCATCAGTGCTTTCCTTGTTTGGGACGTTCAGAACAACGACTCCTATCCAGATGCGGTGAACTAAAATGGCTATTAAACTTATCACCAGCCTAGTGCTCCCAAACGGAACTCACATGCGTCCGGGGGTTTATGAAAAAGCGGATTGGCCTAAAGAACTGCCAATCCCCAAATCCGCAAAGGAGGTTCCGTCTCAAGTAGGCGAGGAACCTAAAAAGGAGGAAGAAGTTGAACCTGCAACCTTGAAGGAGTTGAGCGATAAGACAGCTCCAGACGCTAAGACGGGTAGCAAAAAATGATCGTGTCATCGGCCCTTGATGTGTATAACCTCGCCCTTAGTGCAGTGCACGCCAGGGGCCGATTGACCGCGCTTACTGACAATAAGCGTGAACGTTTCGAGTGTGATCGTTGGTATGAGATGGTTTTCAAGGTTACGCAAGAAGCGTCTTTTTGGCCTTCAAACAAAACCATAACCAAGCTTACAGATAAGAAAACTAGAAATTTTCAAAACGACTGGCAGGAAGGCGATCCCGATCCTCAATTTAAGTATTCTTACGAACTCCCCTACAACTACCTCCGCGCGCGGTATCTCACAAATTACGACCGTTTCACCTTAACGTTTGATCAATTTACTCAATCAATTCGCTTGAACACCAACACGGATGACGCCGTTTTGGTTTACACGATGAGTCAGGATGATTTAACTGTATGGGAACCTGATTTAGTTCAAGCCACTGTTTATGGCCTTGCTGGCCACATTGCTGGACCGATTACCGGACGAGGCGAGCTTATTCAAAAGAATATCAACTTGGCAAATGAGTTTCTTCAAAAAGCGCAAACAGCCGTTGACGATGATCACATTCCAGTTGAACATATTCCCCCAGAATTTATCGCGCGGGGCTACGGCGGTGACACAACGTCACATCGCTTTATTTATCCTTACGGCTCATTCTTTTCCGCAGCGGTAACTAATCCATGACCGAAAGTTTTGTAACCTTCGCCTTTTCTGCCGGGGTTTTATCCCCGGCGTACTTACAGCGGTCCGATATTGAAAAGTTTGAACTTGGCCTACGCTACGGAGTCAATTGGACAATTGATTATCGCGGTGGCGCCTCAGTTCGTCCGCCGCTTGAATTTATCCTTCCGCTCAGCAACACAGAAGTTTCTCGCCTATTTCCGTTTCAATTCAATAAGCAGACCGGTAATACTTATTTAATCGTATTCAGCGATCAGAAAATAAACTTCGTGCAGGATGGACGTTTCATTACCAGCACCAGCAAGCAGGTGGATGATTATGATAACCAAGGCATATACGCGACTAAAACGCGCTTTACTGTCGTGGGGCACAACTTAACGAATGGACAGAAAGTTTATTGCCGACTCTTTGATACATCTACGGAGATTTTTTATCTGGAAGATTATCTTTGGGAGGTTGAGGTTGATGATATTAATAATATCTTTTTGAAAGTTGCGGGCGATCCGACTCCGAATTACCTCAACTTGAACCATACAGGCGCGTCGGTTAATTTAATCAACCGTCTTGATCTTGTTTATGAACTCGCCTCTCCTTATACTGAGGCAGACCTTTCATCCTTGTCTATCAATCAGTTTCGTGATGAGGTTAGAATAACTTCTAATAATTACAGCCCGAGAAAACTTACACGCTTTTCCGATGACAATTGGCAAATCACAGGAATAGATTTTCAGGGGAATCGCGCGGCACCGAGCGCGCCCGCCATTTCCACCTCCACAAGCACTAACGGCGGAGCCGTTTACAACCCCGATAACGCTTCACAAGACTCAGGCGTTCTTTATGCTGTCACCGCGATAAACGCGGATGGGATAGAAAGTTATGTAAAGGGCATTGGTATCTCTGAAACAATCATTGACATAACCAATAATGCAGGCTCACTAAAAGTTATGTGGGACGCCGTTGCGGGGGCGGTTCGGTATAATATTTATCGCAGTATTTTAATCCCGAAAGGACACGAAGCTACGCTTGGGATGCAACTTGGCTATTTGGGTGAAAGTATTTCAACCCAGTTTGTTGATCATAATGTGGTGCCGGACTTTACTCGGACACCGCTTGTTCCTGACAACCCCTTCGCGGACGGAGCCGTTCTATCAATCAACATAACTGCCGCTGGATCAAGCTACGGCAAAACCACTACAACGGTTTCTATTGCTGACGGAACGGGCTTTGAAGGCGCGGTTATTATTGACGGAGCTGGAGAGGTTAACGGCATTCGGATTTTAAACCCTGGTGAAGGATATTCCGATAGTTCCGTTGTCACGATTACCGACTCCGGTTCTGGCACAGGCGCCACTGCAACAATTGTAACCAGCCCGGCAACCGGCAACAATCCCGCATGTAGCACGCGCATTCAACAACGTCAGGCTTACGCGGGGACGGAAAACCTCCCCATGTCCCTGTTTCTTTCTCGGATTGGTGAGCCTGATAGTTTCGATTTTACTCCCATCAGTGTAACCGCTGATGCGATTGATTTATCCCTCGACTCCCCGGAGCTTACTCCAATCCACAATTTAACGCCAGTGAGTTTAGGCTTGCTCGCCTTCACTGATCAACAGGTGTTTCACATTCGCGGGACAGACGATCAGATTATTTCAACGGACTCCTTGCGTTCCGATCCTATCACCGATGATGGCGCGGAGGAGATTAGGCCGATAAAAGTAGAAGACCACATCCTTTATGTCATTTCCGGCTCTTCCGGCGTCAATTCCATTCAACCTACCAACCTTCGTAATTCATATGAGGTGGTAGATCGGTCCTTGCTTTCATCGCATTTCTTTCGTCAGGAAAATAAAATCATTCGATGGGCCTATGCCAATCGACCCGAAAAGCAGGTTTGGGCGGTGCGAGAGGATGGCACAGCGCTGTCTATGACCTACATTCCAAATCAAAATGTATACGCTTGGACTGATCATTCGACCAAAGGAAAGTTCCTCGACGTTTCAGTTATTCGGGAAAACGGATATGATCGGGTTTATTTCATCGTGGAGCGGGAAATTAATTCTACCACCCGGCGTTATTTGGAACGCCTTGACTTAAATATTCCCACGATTGGGGAGAGGCTCTTCGCAGTCGATTGCTACAAAGAACCTCGCCTAACTGCCCCGCAAACAACTACCATAATTCTTTCCGCGCTTGAGGGCGATGACGTAACAGTCACCATGGAAAACGCGACTAATTTCTTTTCCGCCTATTCCGTTGGAGATTATATTCGAGTCGATAAAGGCTTAGCCGTTATTAAATCCATCGACGCGGGCGGAACCTTCTGCACGGTTACAATTCTTCTGCCTGTCCAACCAAATAAATTCCAGGACACTGCTCCGTATAAATATAGTTCCTGGAACATTGATGAAGCCAGCAATACTATTCGTGGTGGCTTTCAATTTATTGGTGAAACCGTTGAGGCGGTTGGAGAAATTAATGAACTCACTTTCAGCAGCGGCGCAACAACTGATGCAAAAGTCATAACCACTAACACCTCCCGCGCGTTCGTTGGGTTCCCTTATCAGGCCGATTTGGTAACGCTTCCGTTTCGCATGGCCGGGCAAGATATTCAGGATAAGAAAAAACGCGCCTCGGACATAAGCGTTAGAACGATTGACTCGAAGGAACTAACCGCTGGAACACTTTCAGCCGGGGACTTTTACACGATTGAAGACTCCCCGTATCTTGATTATTTCCTAACCGAGTTTGTCGAAACGACTATCAATGAAATACACATCGGAGCCGATTGGCGCGAAGATGATGGTCTGGTGTTGCGAAAGTCCAAGCCGTTCCGCAGCACTGTCCTCGGGTTTACTGTAAATTCGGAGATTTCTCTTGACTGATTGGGCGGACTTTGAAATCCTATTCTACAATAAAGAGGGCAAAGCCGTTTGTCATTGTTGCATAGTGCAAACGGATTTATTCGAGGAAGAATATTACCTCGCTTTTTTGGTGTTAGGTAAGATCGACTTTTGCGCCATTCGTCAAATGCGGCGGAAATTTAAAGAGCTTTACAACGGTGAATACGTTTACGCCTATGTCGAAGAAAATGAAATCGCGGAAACATTTGCTGAGGCGTTTGGTTTGGTTCGTCAGGATTTAGTGACGAGTCAAGGTCGCCTGTATGAAAGGAAAGAATAATGTCTTTTGTAGCGCCGATTGGTGCGGCGATAACCAAAGGGGGTTTAAGCCTCGGGTCTATCCTCGGCCTTGGGGGTGCAGCGGTAGGCGCTGTAGCCGAAACCCGCGCGAACCGTTTCCGCTCCTCTATCGCCATGCGCAACGCGGAACTGCTTCGTCAAAACGCCGAGGACACCCGACAGGCTGGACAGGCTAATCAGCAAGAACGGGATATGGAGGCTGCTGCCATCATGTCTGATGTTATTGCTCGAAACGCTCGATCAGGTTTTTCGGTAAGTTCCACCAGTTTCGTGCGGCGCAATCGGGCAGCGCAGGTACTGGCTCGGCGGGACGCCCTTCGTATTCGTGCAGACGCGGATAGAGAAGCTGTAAGTTTGGAAAATCAAGCTGAAGGTGAAGTCGTTACCGCGCAAAACTTCCGCCGCGCGGGACGAAATTCTATCCTGTCGGGGCTGTTTGACTTTACTACCGGCTTAGTCGATGGGGCCAGCCTAGTTAACCGCCGAACAGCGTTGCGCCTAAATCGTCAAGCCAGAGATGTGAGTGCAGGAAATGTCTGATACATTCGGTCCTATCGGTAATGTTCGCGCGACGGCACGTCCTGTTCGTGGCGGTAGTCCAACAGCAACCGCGCAAAGTTTTGGTGCAGGCGTTGCAAGGGCGCTCGGCGGCCTAGGCGACTCTATGAACGCCTTTGAAATGACGGAGGAACAAGTTCTAGATGCGCGTCAGAATTTAGAGTTAGCGCATCTGCAACGCGCCGAACGACTCGAACGCGCCAACATCGCCACTGATCTTATCCGCGCCGAAGCAGCAATGGCGCAGGAAGTTGAAGAGCTTCGCCGCAATGCGCCTGTTGATGGTTCCGGTTTCACAAATGAGGTTGAACAGTTAGTAACGGCCAGAACGGCAGAATTGCGTTCAGCCATTCCTGAAAATTTGCGCCCGGAATTTGAGGAACGGCTTGCCCGTATTGAAACCGCCTTTTCTGTCGAGGCGTATACGGAGGAGTTGCGCGCGAGCGACACGGCCTACATTAACAACGTTGAGGAAACGCTCCAAACCGCTATCAATCAAATACAAACAGGCGAGGGTGATCCTGAAGTTTGGAGGGAGGAAATGGTTGAGATTTTGGCGAATAGCCCCCTTGACCAGGCGCAAACGGAAACAATTCTCAACGCAACACTCGACAGCATTGATATAGCTGAGTATACATTGGAAGTAGGCGCAGCGGCGGAAAACCCCTCGATGGATAGAGGCGCGCTGCCCGGGCCGGTGGATGGTAGGGACACGCGGGCGACGGGTCTTACAGGTGAGGCGCGGGGATTGTTGAATATTGTAGGTGGGGCCGAAGGCTCACCCTCGGCAAATGTTCAAATCAATATTCAGCCGGATACTAGTTCTCCTGATCAACGCCTTTTAAATATCCTTTCCAACACTGTTGAAACCGTCTTCGGTCGGGGCGCGCAAATTAACATAAGCTCGGGGCACGAAGGGCGCGCCACTGGCACTCGCCGTCACCCCGCAGGCACTGCCGCTGATTTCACGATTACACTTCCTGATGGGTCAGTTCTACCTTACATGGACCCACGCGGGAATAATATTGTGAACCGCTTCCTGCTCGAGGCCGCCCGCGCGGGTATTCACGGCATTGGTTACGGCAGTGACTACATGGGCAACTCTTTTCATATGGATGTGTTTCCGCCTGAAGCTTATCAAAATGGCGAGGGCCACGTTTGGTCAGAAGCGGCGGAAGTCCCTGGCCTGCTTAACATCATGCAGAATTTTGAGGGGGAAGTAAATTATCAACAGCTCGATGGCGGCGGAAGTTTTTCCGATTACGCTTCGCATCCGGGGAACGAACCTGCAGGGCGTTATTTAATCACTCCTGAGGATTGGGAAATCGCCCGCACGACACTTAACCTGCCGAACTTTGCACCTGAAAATCAGGATCGCGCGGCTTGGTGGCTTATGGGTCAGGCCTATAATCAAGCCACGGGTCGGGACTTGCAGGCGGATTTATCCTCCGCCGATCCGGTTCTTATCGAACGAGCACGGCAGGTACTGCTTGCGCAAACCCGTCCGGGCACTGATGAACAACGTTTCGCCTACATAGCAGATGTTCCTGTGGAGCAGTTCTACCGCACTGTTACCAATTCTCGGCCTACACTGCCGTCAGTAGTATACGATGAACGCTTCTCCGGTATCTCAATTGACGCGCGCGTGAGTATTTTTCAAGATGCCCTCAACAACGCCAACAATAATATCATTGATATTCAGTCCCGCGCGAATGAGTCACGAGGGAATTTCCTTGATCAGCTTAATGCGCGGATAGGCCTAGGCGAAGCAGGCGAACAAGATATTCAACAGGCTATAAATGATTACGGCCTTGTGCCCACGGAAATCGAAGACCTTTATAGAAGCCTTAATAGGGCTCGGGATAGTGTTGCCTCTGTAGCCTCCTTTGACGCCCGTATTAATTCTGATCTCTTCACTTTCGATAGAAGCCAACAAACTAATCGTACCGCAGCAGATAACTACTCAACCGAACGCCACATGCAGAGCATCGCTGACCGCGATAGTGAAGCATTCAATCAACGTGTTGTGCGCGATGTGGAGCAGATGGGTTACGTGCCCACGCCCGTAAGTGAAAACCTGTTGCGGCTTTCTCGCTCAGCTAACCCTGAGGACGTTGATTTCGCAATGCAGTCTTTGGCCGCGCTTTATTCCAACAACCCGCAAGTGTTTGAACAGGATTTCAATGACACGGAAACGCGAGTCGCCCGTTACATGTCTACGCTTGGTGGCGCTGTTCCCCGTGATGAGGCGATGGCGGTAGTGCAGCAAATTCGTAATCCTTCAAACGCAGAAATCCTGCGTGTTGCGGATCAAACCTACACCGCCTCAATTCGTGAGCATCCCGATTGGTTCTCCGCTCGTTCGATTGCAGACGCGGCGCTGGATAGAGGACGGGAAAGCCCAATCGCAACGCCTCAGATGGCAGCGTCGCTTCAAGCTGAATTTGCGGAACTCTTTCGTCAAAGCCTCAACGCGGGTATAGGGCCGGAAGATGCTCGAGATCAGGCGCATGAAGCATTGCGTACTCGGTGGGGGGAAAGCCGCATAAGCGACCGTACTGGCGTTATTATGCGCAGGCCGCCGGAAAATTATTATCCCGCCGATCTTAACGGCTCTTATGATTGGATTAATGAGGTAGTGCGGAATGATTTAGGGCTTAATGAGGATCAACAGTTCCGCCTTTATTCCGATCACATAACCGAGGCGAATATCCAATCAGGTCAAATGCCTACTTACGGCGTCGTGGTAGAAAATGAGTTTGGTCACTTCCTCCCTGCAATGGATGGTATTCGCCCAAGTCGTATAATGTTTGATCAATCTCAAGAGGTTATTGAAAACTCAATTCAAGAAGTCATCGGTATTCGGGGACAGCTGCAGACGCAGGCCGCGCTTAGTGATTTGATAACTCAAATGACTTCTCACCTGCATCAGGAAGTTGAACTCGAGCCGGAAGCTTATCAAGAATTGCTGAATGAGGCAGTGGATATTTCCCGACGACTGCGCGAGCAGGGGGATGTAGGACGTCAGAACGTTGCTTCCCAGATTACTACAAGCGGTTTGTTCGCCCTTGATCCGGTCGCCGCGCAAACTATTATGGGAGGGTCTGTAGAATGACTCTAGTTCCTTGGGATGACACAGTGCCGGAGAATTATCTCGCTACTGCACGGCCAGCTACTGAGGAAGAACAATCTATTTGGGGTGCGGCGTTTCGTCAGGAAAATCCTGTTGTCAACGCCTACGCGGCTATTACTCGCCCCGCGTTTACCCCCAATCCTGATTTCGATTTAGCCGCACGTCTACGCCAGGTGCCTGAAGCATTGGTTGAACCAAATTTGTTTGCAGCCGTTGAGTCGGATGAGGAATTTGACTACGTTCTCAATCGGGTGAGACAACAGACTCAAGATCGTCAGACGTTGGAAGCCGCAGGCGTGGCCGGGATTGGTGCAGCGATGGTTTCAGGAATGTTGTCGCCTACAATCCTTCTTCCTGGTGGCGCAATCTATAAAAATATTCGAGGTGGTGTAGCGCTTGGGCGTACAGCGGCTAGCGGCGCCGGTTGGAATATGGTCGGGGGCGCGATTGACGAAGGCTTTATTTACGTTACGCAAGAAACTCGGAGGCCGGAGGACTTTGTTCTTGGGGTTGGCACTGCAGCTATTTTGGGCGGCCTGTTCGGCGGCGGCGCGGGACTTTTGACTCGGCGACAGATTGCACGGTTTGAGGCTGACATGGCCAATCCGGGCGAAAATCTTGCGATACAACCATTCACGGCTGAGCCTGTTGGTGCGCAGGTAGCGGAACCGGAAAGCTTAATTGATCCAGGCGGAACGCTTCGGGTAGGCTTAGACCGCGCCTCGACATTCCTAAGCCCGGTGACGCGGAACTTAAACCAAGGATTTTCACCTACACTTCGGGCATTCCAGGCACGTCTTAACACTGGCGGCCTTTATCTGACGGGAAATTTGAAAGGCATTGCCGTGCGCGGTGGGGAAATCGGTGCCCTTCGTAACCAACATTACACCCTTCTTTACAATGTCAAGCAGCGCGAAGCTGATATTTGGAATGCTTACATTCAAGCAACTCCGGTTGGTCAACGCATGAACCTGCAGGATTATTACCGTTCAGTTGGTCAGGCCCTCGAACGTGGTGGCGTGCATGAGAATGAACATGTGCAAAGGCTGGCACAAGCCTATCGGGAGGAATTATTCATTCCAATGCTACAAGAAGCACGCCGCGTAGGGATGCGAGGATTTGATAACATTACGGATGAAGAAGCAATGTCATATATTCCGCGTGTGCTTCGTCAAGGCATTGCACAACGCGACCGAATGGACTTGGAACAAATACTCACGGAACATTTTGAGGAAGTTATGTTTGCGCGTTTCAAACGTCAGTACGAACGGTTAGAAGGACTTACCACACGTGATGAACAAACATTATCCGACATCGGCCTGGACGCGGATGAAGCGCAAGCTTTGCGTGAAGAACTGGAAACGGAAATCTCTACACTACCTCAACAATTTCCGGAGGCGCGGGAGATCGCGGAACAAATAAGGGCGATGCGGGCAGAGGCGCGGGGTCAACGGACTGTGGAAGCGAGGGCTATGCGAGAAGCCGCGAAGGCGCTAGAAAAAGAACACAAGGATATTCTCAAAAATTTTAAAGCCGCTGAACGTGCGTTGAAGAAACGGTTTTCAAACCTTACCAATACTCGTTCAGGCTTCGAGGCTCGGCAACAACGCGCGCTTAATCAGATTGATCAGATTGAGGAACAACAACTCAGCACTCTGCAACGCACAGCCAAACGCGCAAATGCACTGTTGAGTAAATACGAACGTGGTGAAGTTATTCAAGCGGATGAACTCAACAAGTTGCGGGAACAATTTGAACGAGCCTACTTAACGTTTGAACGCGGGGCAACGCGGCTGGATAAATTGCGGGAGATGCCGGAAGGCTTTGAGCACCTGGTGCATTCGGACCTACGAAGCAGTGAAGCTATTTCAAAGCTGGAAGATCGGCAGGCGCAACGCCAAGTCGCACTGGATCAATTGATCGAACGGCTGAATGATTTGGAAGCGGGTCGTCCGCAGGATGAACTTTATCAGGCAGTTAAGGAAAATTACGATAATTTGATGACGGCGACTAACACGCTTAACAGTCGGCGAGCCTTGCGCATTGCGAAGCTGGAAGAGCGGGCGAGGTCGTTGGACCCCAAACGCACGGCAGAAATGCAAACGGAATTGCGTCAGAAGATTGACAATCGCCGCCTTAACTTTATGGAACGGCTGCAAATCAACCAACGTGCAAACGTGCTTGTTAAGACAGACGCGGCAGGTCGAATGAACTTGGGAGAGAAAAGTCTCAAAGACGCGGTGTCATTTCGTGAGGCTGCGCAAGAACTTGCTTTTGACACTTACGGACGAATGACAGGGGAAAACGGGCGGTTGCCGGGCCTTACGTTGATGCAGGAGCGGGGGCCGGAACTGGCGCGGACTCTTAACATTGATCCGACTCACGTCTGGTCCAACGGTCGTACTTATGAGGAATTTCTTGAGCGTGATATTGAAAAGCTGTCCCGGCGCTACATGCGCACCATGGCTACGGATATTGAATTGCAGAGAGCCTTTGGGACAGTTCAGCCGCTTGGCAAAGATAGTCCAATCCTCGCGAAAATTAATAAGGAGTTTCACGAAAGCCTTGAAGCAGTTTCGCGGGATACTAAACTTACTGAGACGCAACGGAATAAAAAGATTGATAAATTGAACAAGCAATGGAGCCAGGCGCTGCAAGATTTGAATGTTCAAATTGATCGCCTGCGCTATGTTCGTGGGATACCGGATGATCCTGAAGCGATACCATTCCGTGCAGGACGTTTTGCCCTGAATGTAAATTTGCTTCGATTGATGGGAGGTGTGGTTATTTCCAGTCTCCCCGATATGGGTTCTGTCATCGCGCGACATGGCTTGCTTAACGCCTTCCGTGACGGCTTTGTCCCCATGATCCGAGATTTTCAAAGCTTTAAAATGTCGGTCGATGAGGCGCGACATGCGGGCGTTAACCTAGACGTTGCGCTTCATTCTCGTATGGCTGCGTTGTATGATATAATGGATGAGGTTGAACACGGGACAATGCCTGAACGGGCGGTTCAAACCATGGCCAATAAGTTCGGCCTGTATTCCGGCATGGACCATTACAATAGTGGAATGAAAAGTTTTGCGGGCGCATTGATTAATGGACGAATGATGCGAGCGCTTGGGAATGTAGCGGAGGGCGACCGCTCGACACGGGACATTGCCTATCTTGCCGCAAACGGTATTGACGCTATTGACGCGGGGCGTATGTGGCAGGAAATTACTCAAACGCCGGGAGGCGGTAATCGAGTTAACGGCGCTTGGCTTCCCAACACCATGGATTGGGGCGATCAAGAACTCGCGCGAATGTATCGGGCGGCTCTGGGACGACAGGTCGAAAGTGAAATCGTGACGCCCGGAACAGAAAGGCCCAATTGGAGCGATCAAAATATGATTGCGCGGTTGATCTTTCAGTTCCGCTCTTTTACGTTTTCCTCTCAATTCCGTCTCGTCACTGCATCTATGCAGGAGGCTCGGATCGGCAACATCGTTCCCGTAACCTCCGGCGTCCTTACCAGTTTAGCCATGGGCGCGGTTAGTTATTATCTTTGGGCTAACGTGCGAGGCAGTGAAACAAGAAATGAAATGCTCAATGCGGGGCCAGAACGGTGGGCTAACGAGGCGGTTAACCGCAGTGGCGTTTTAGGTGTGTTGGCGGAGGTTAAGAACTTTGGCGAAGAGCTTCCTTATACGCGGGGGCTCGCAACGCTTGGCGCGGAAACATCATCCCGCGCATCTTTTGGAAATCCTATCGGACGGATGGCAGGGCCAACAGTGGGACTGGCCAGCGATGTGCAAACCATTGCAACAACTGTAAACGATCCTACACAAAGAACTACCAATGCAATGAGACGGCTGTTTCCGTATCAAAACCATTCTGCACTCGCTTGGGCCTTTGATATGATACAGGAAATGGGTAACGAAGAATTGGGGATTGACTAATGTGGTTAGATAAACCTTGGGAATTTTGGGTGGCGCTGATTGCGGCGGCGGCCTATGTTTACGAACGCGGACACGAAAAGAAAATTACCAGTCGAATACTGTTGGTTATTTCATCAACAGGCCTTGGCGCTTCGCTTTCCGAAGACCTCGCCGAATGGTCCGGGCATAGTGAAATCCTGGCGGTGGTGGTTATAACCACAACAGGCTATTTAGTTTTAGATGTGATTACATCCTTGATACGGGATCGTGAGTTCGTGAAGGAGCTAATCAGGAAACGTCTTGGAGGTTCTAACAATGAATAGCATCAAACAAAAGTTGAAAGAGGAAAATAGAATGTCTACCTATTTGATTCTTTTAGCTTTGGCGGCTTTCTTTCTTAGTGCGTTGTTGTCGCCTGAGGAACTTGTCGAAAACAAAAACCCTTGTGACCCAGAGGAGATATGCAATGGGATATACGACTCTAGATAAGCAATGCCGTTTGGCCGCGTATGGGTTCGATCCGGGGCCGATAGACGGGGCCATGGGGCCGATGACACGGCGCGCAAAGCGGGCATTCCACGACGCCACGGGGCACCCCATAGAACACGATTTTCACCGATCTGGGTTGCATCGGATCATTTGGCATTGGACGGGCGGGACGCATAAAGCCTCGAGCACCGACAAAAAGCACTACCACTTTATTATTGAGGGTGATGGGAATGTAGTGCCTGGAGAGAACGAACCCGAAGACAACACTGATGCTATGGATGGAATTTATGGCGCACATGTTTGGAAGCTTAACACGGGTTCAATTGGTATTGCCTGTGCCGCAATGGCAGGCGCGCAGGAAGTCTCGTTTAGTTGGGGAGATTTTCCTCTTACGGAAAAACAAATTGATCAAATGCTGCTGGTTACGCGGGGATTGTGTCAGGATTATAATATTCCCATAAGCCCGTGGACCGTGCTGATGCACTCAGAAGTGCAACCGAACCTTAATGTTAGGCAGCGCCAAAAGTGGGACTTGAATGTTATGCCGGGGGACGTGAAAACACGGAATGCGCGGACTATCGGAGATGAACTCAGGATGAGGATTTAAACATGATACTCAATAGTATAATGATGAAGGCCACCGTTGGTGTTACAATAGGCTTGACGGCTTGGGGTGGATACAAGACTATTCAAGTCAAAGATTTGAAAGCCTCGTTGATAGCGGTTCAAACCAGTGAAGCGCGAGCGCGTGGAAGTCTAGAAACCTGTAGTCACCGGCTACAAAATCTACAGGAGGCTGCAGAAAGCAATGCTTCGATACCTGATGATCTTACCACTTTTGATATTCCTGCTGAATGGCTGCTCCCAGCGCCAGATGGAACCGATAACGGAACCGATTGAGGAGGCGCTGTTTTGCGACCTTGTTACAGAGCGGTTCCGTTGGACTATTGAAGGGTGGGAACGAGCGATAGCTGAAGACTCCGCTAACGTGCGAAGGTCGATAGAAATCAATCAGCACTTTGACCGCGAATGCGTTACCCCGAGTTAGGTTTTTTACCTCGCGGAACATACGCCTTTCCGGTTTTGGTTAATTGCGGAGTAATGATCCCTGACTTCTCCATCATTTCAATAGTAACTTTGATGTGATGGATCGGAACTTTTTCCTGAAGAAATTGAATAAGCCTGTGTTCTTGCACGGGCTTATTATCCTTGGTCCAGGCTTGGAATAAATAGAACCAAGCCTCCTCCATTGTTTTGCCGGTGCCGACTGAGGACATAGCTTTGAAGATTTCCGGCATGTAATGCTCGGCCTCGATAAGCCAATCAAGGGCCTTGTTGAAATCCTCCGGACGTATCACTAATTCCAGGCGCGACTCAACGCAAGCAATTTGGCAAAGCTTTAGCAAATGCGCCGTACGTCGGGTGCTGTAGTGAATAAGCTTTGGATGCTCGGGAGAAGGCGGGCCACCGGATAGGTGCCAATTGTTTATAAGTTCTTTTGCCTCGTCAGTGAATTTTATTTCTCCGTAAATGTCACTGATCTTGGCGATGCCTTCTTTAAGAGAATTGCTTTCTTCATCGTTGGTTCCTAACACATCGAATAGTTCACGTAGGTGACGTTCGCCGGTGTAGATTAGAAGAGTTCGTGATAGAAAGCCCTGATCCCACGCGCCCTCAGGAATGACGCTGTTAAGATAGGAAGGTGTAGTGCCCGCAATCATATTGATTTGAGGCGCGGGAATGTTGATCTCAAGTTTGTTGGTTCGGCGTTTTTCGGCGTAAAACTTACAGTCATATAAATCCGTCAAAGTGTTCATGAAATCATTTTCATACGCTGGAAGCAAGACTCCAAGCTCGTTGACGATTAAGGACAAGGAGTTGAATTTGATGACGGAAGGATTATCCTGCGGACGCACCACACTCCGTTCAGCCTCGTTAAGCTCATCAATCAAAGACGCCTTCGTTAATGAAGGCGCTGCTAAATTAAGTTCATCAACATACTCTAGCACATCGCGGATGCGCCAAAGCACCTCAGTCTTACCCACGCCTGGCGGAGCACACAGGACTATGTATAGGTTAGGATACAATTTCGATCCGTAAGTGACAACCCAGGTCCGTCGCTCAAGCGCACAGGCGATGGTGCTTATTCCTGCCCAACGTCTGAAAAGTTCTGGTGAGGTTGTGTTTGATGTAAATGATACAAAGTTGTCCACCCAACTCATAGATAGTCCTTCAGTCTCCGCCTTGGCGACGGGCGTTCCCGTTCTTCTTTTCCAGTCCAGGATTTTAAACCTAGTGGATTTTTGTCCGGGTTGTCATCATCATAGTCGCCCCAATTCCATCCCGCTTTTACCTCAAGCGGGATGGTGAAAGAACGGCCTCCTTTTAATTCTAAAACAACCTGCATTTTCTGTAATATGAGTGGGATTAGTTCTTCTGCTTCTGCATAGGGTATTTGGAAGAGGATTGAGTCATGGACTTGGACGAGGAATTGAACAAGCTTTATATCGAAGCTGCGCCAGACGTTGAAAAGGCCTCGGTCGATTTGTTCGCCTGTGCTGGATTGAGGAGAATACGCGATGGCATCTCGGTGAGTTTTGGCGTCGTTTCCGCGACCAAAGAAATGCCGCCTGCGTCCGAACAAGTTGTAAAGAACCCCTTGATCCTGGATCAGGGAAATTGTTTCGTTCTGCCACAACGGAATGACGGGGAAAGCGTTGAAGTAGTTTCGTTGGAAGCCCTTGATGATCTGAACCGGCGTATGAGTGTGTCGTGCCATTGTTGGGGGAGTGCCGTAATAGTTTGTCCCGTGTCCAAGCTTCTTAGCGATTTGACGGTAGGAGTCTTGGCCGTAGAGGATTACGCTGGAGCAATACTTCTTCCATTCGGACTCATCGTCGGGCCATTGCAGGTTCGGCCACGCCATGCGACATACGGCTGTGTGTAAGTCGGAAGATTCGCAGGCGTTAAGATACGATCCGGCGAACTCAGGGCCGTGTTTATCGTAGAACATGTTCCACATAATTGCGCCAACGTTCCGCGCGTCGGCTTGCTCTAGGTCAATGTTCACCATATACATTCCAGGATCGGGTGTGAAAATATAACGGATGGACCTGTCAACATTCTGTAAGTTTGTGCCGGAGCCGAACTCGGACTCGGCGCTGGAAAGCCTGCCGGTTACAGTTCCAGCGAGGTTGAAGGAGGTGCGAATGCGGTTGTCGGTGTCGAGCTTTGTGTTAAGAAAGCTGATAGTCTTCGCAATGCCGCGCAAAGTAAGGATGAATGAAATTATTGGCCTGGCATGAATGTAAATTTTAAGATACTCAAGGGCCTCCTCATTCACCGTGGGCATGTAAAAGCCTTTGGAGTTTCTTTTCCTCACAGGCTTCAATGCCATCTGCGTGTAAAGTAACTGCTTGACTTGCGTGGGTGAGTTCCAGTTGATCGGCCCGCCAAACACCTCAACCATAATGCGTTGAAATTTTCGGTCCAGGTCGTCCCGTGTTTTCTTTAATTCCTGGAGTGCGCGCTCTTTAGCCGCAAGGTCTACATGCAATCCACGCAGGGACATTTCCATGTAAGGCGCAAGCTTGGCTTTGGCAAACTTATGTGTCTCCTGAACACGGGGTTCTTCTCCATCCAGTTGTTCGCGGAGATTATTATAGACCTCGGAAGTTACACAACAGTCCAGTCCGTTGTAAACCCAAGATGCCTCGTTAGCCGAAAGCATCTTCATTGTCTTTTCGGTTAAATGTTGAGTGTCGAATAGTTTAGCCATTGACGTATACCGTAGGAATTGAGCGCTCTTCTGCGGCAAACATTTCAAAGGCTACACCTTGCGAGTCGCGCCAACCCGGTAAGGTCAAGATGTGTAATTCAGTTGAAAAACGCAGCATTTGAATATTGTATTCGCGCCAATAGTTGAAGTTAGACTCCGCGCCTTTGCAATTCAGATACATGTCGTGGCAATGAACAATTGGGCTGAACATTGGTAATCCTTTACGAATTTCCTTGAACGTATAGTTGCGCGCAAGCTCGTAACGGTTCTGCATTATGACAGGGTCGGGATGACTGTAGGGCGATGCAAGGTAGATCATTTTAATTCTCCCACGGAGCTTTGTTTAATGTTATTTTAGGTTCTTCTATAATCGGCTGTTCTCGCCAATCATAATCACCTTTATCCCAGCGCCTCTGCATTTCACAGTGATTGCAAAGGCTGTAACGTTTATCCGACAGTGCACGGATTTTACAAACAGGGCAGAAGCGGATTTTTGCCAAAGCCTGTTTGCGTTTGTGTGGGTTCACTTGACTACCCCAAAATCTAGAAACTCAGGGAAATCATAGCGGCGTCGCGCCCGCTCGGAAAATTCAAAGGTCCATTTTTCCTTTGGAACCTTTGTATCTTTGATAGCGGAAGCAAGCCAAGCAGCAATAGTCGTGTAACCATATGCCTTTACGTCTCCACTGCGTTGCATGATTGCCTCGTCGATGTTTACGTCGAGGGTGAAGAAGCCGCCCTCAGGAACAGAATGAAAGTGGTCTTCGATTATGTGAGTGCGTAGGGTTCCGAGGATCATGATGACTTCCTAATAACACTTACTGCGCTATGTTCGCGATCCACTTTAACGATTTCAAACTGCCCCTCCAAAGACTCAATGATTATATTTATAGCATCAGTTCGCCCTGATCCGGGTGCGCCTGTCAATTGAATTACAATCATTATTCATCCTCCTTCTTTAGGGTGCTATGATCCGTGCGCATGAATTTCCATGACGGCTCATCGGTGTATATTGAAGCCATAAAGCCTAGTGACTTTCGCATTTCAGGCTGAAGTGAATGGTGCATCAGCATGGTGTCATCGAGGAAATAGGGGCACGGAATGCCAACTGTACGCCAAAGATATTTCATGTCGTACTGAAAGTTTTGTCCGACCAATGGAAACTCTGCGCAAATGCGGCGGACCCAACGCCAGGCGGTAAGTTCGTCCTTCAAAGTTTGCCAATAGTTTCCAGATGGCTGCGACCGATCCCAAAATGGAATTACAATTGCCCGGCTTGCGTCAGCAGTGGAGAAGCCGATCTCGGTTATGGAACGATCCTTGGTTTCAATGTCGGCGGAAAGAAAAGGTTGGTTAAGTAGAAAGTTGTGGTAAAAATCTTCAATATCTTGAAGCGTTGGCTCCATGTAAATAAGGTGCGAAGGGCGGCGGACTTCTGGGAAGGCTGCTTGTTGTTTAACTTTCTGCAAGTCGGCTACCAAAATCGGACGAAGCTGCCATTGGCGCAATACCGCTGCGGGGTGCCAGGTTGCAAGAACTTTGTAAGTGCGTCTGCCTTCGTATGGGATTTGCGCGTCCTTCATCTGCTCTTTGAAATCAAAAGTTTCCAACGGCGAACCGCGATAGGAGGCGATGCCGGACTTTTTGCAAAGTGCCCAAAGCGCTGTGTTGCCGCAGGCGACTATGACGTTTGGATCATACGCTGCTATCTCGTGGTAAAGGCGTTCAAGTTCAGGCCAATACTTTTTGTGGATATACTTACCCTTGGTGATTGGCCGATAGTTTGGAAGGGCTTCGGCTTTGGTTCCGTAAAGTGTTTCAAGCTTGTTACCAAGCGGGCGGAAATTGAAAGTGTTGGTGATGAGGCACTCGCTTCGAACGATGCCAGCCTGTTGTAATGCTTTGTCAAGAACCCAGCCGGAAGCACCCACGAAAGGCTTTCCGGCTTCCTCTTCTTTTTCTCCCCAAGCTTCCCCGACGATAGCGACCTTCATGACTCAAGGTTCCTTTGCGCGTCGGAGGCGTAATCGGGATTAAGCTCAATGCCGAGGGAGTATTCCGCGCCGAGTTCGCGGGCACATTTAACGGCCATTCCTGAACCGGCGGTGGGATCAAGTAAGCGGGTTGACTCATCAACCAACATTCGCAGGAAATGCGTGGTGACGACGTAAGGCTTTTCCGACATGTGGTATTCTTTAGTTGTTGTTGCCCAAACTGCGTTGGAGGTTGCGCGGACAATCTTTCTGTCCCCGCGACTGCAAAGCAAGGCGGTCTCGGTAATGTTGCGAGGAACACGGTTTTGATCTGCGAGAATACCTTTGTTGTCACTGCGACCCCAAATAAGTAAGGGGAGGAAAACTCGGAACCCGGCAGACTCCAGGATTTCTTTTGTCTGTTCGTAATAGTTCATACTAAACCAAAAGACAAGATGGGCTGAGGGGGCGCAAAAGTTGTCTAGATTATTTATAAAAGCCTCCAACAATTTCCAATACGTTTCCTTATCGTCGTTGTAGCCGCCCGCGCTTTTCGCCGCAGACTGTCCGATCTTCGTGGCGTTAATACCGTAAGGAAAATCACAGTGAATAAGGTTGAATGGGATTTTGACGGGTGTCTTACACCACTCAATGAAATCGCCGTTCATTATTTCAGCAACCTCAGACTCGACAGGAACAAATTCCACTTCTTCATTCGCTTCTTCGCTGGAAGAGGCTGTATCAACAAACAGGCTTTCAACGGTGTCTTTGATGTCAGCCTTGTTTGCGGTCTGCTGCCGTTCCTTTCGGCGCTGCGCGAAACTATAGGCGGAAGAAAACTTTGGCGCCTCGTTTACTTGTTCGACTCCTTCCTCCATAGCCTTGCTTACTAACAAGTGTTGGCTTACTGCTGCTGCGGTTAAGTCAAGTTCGACTCCGGTTTTTTCTTGCGACCAATCTTCCTCAACTGTCTTCTTCAATTCATGAAATCGGGCAATCGTCTGCGTATGCTCTTGCCAGGTCAAATCGGACCGGCGAATGTTTTCCTCGAACTCAACGAGTTGGCGTTCTTGTTCATTGAGGTCGTAAATGTAACGAACCTCGATCATGGAATAATCAAGGCGTTGGTAAGAACGTAGGCGGCGCTCACCTGCAATAAGTGTATTGTCTTCTGAAATTACGATGGGGTGAATAAGGCCGTGCTTGCGGATGGAGTTATCTAGCTCGAGTTGTTTTGCCTCATTAAATTCCTGGCGCTGTCGATCTGGAGCTACGAAGATGCTTTCGATAGGCACAAGATCATATTCTTTTTTCGACATTCTTTTTAACTCCATGTAAGTGAGGGGGCAAACGCTGCCCCCTCGTTTCTTGAATTACTCAGGAACCGAGGTTCGTCCGATTTCCTGATACACAACCTCGGGGTTGTTTGGGTCAGGGCGGTGAGTAAGTTCCCCCGCGAACTGACCGTTGATGGATTCGCTCATGGCTTCGCCCATCGGAAGCGACTCGTCAACACCACAGTGGCCCAGGAATGTGCGAATCATAAACAGACTACGATCGTGGCCTGCCGCATCATCGGAAGAGTCGGGGACCAGGAAAGATTTCCGCACGAGTGTTTTGGTGTAGTCGCCAAAGCTTGACAACTCGTCCTCATCTACATCATCCATCGGGGAGACGGGATTGCAGGAGAATGTAACCCGATCAAACTGCACACCATCCTTGGAGGTAAACTCGGAATATTCAGGGTGCTTTGTGATCTGCCAAATGAAATGGCCGGTGGGTAGATTTGGGGGACGTTCGAACTCTTCAAGTTTACGATCTAGAATATCAGCGAAACGTGACATTGGTTTTCCTATAGGTTTAGACGGGCGTCCCCGCAATTTTAGACTTCCTCAAAACGGCGTCCCGCCTGAGTGTTCACTTATCGTTTGGGTGAGGACGGCCTCTAATTACCCGAACGATTTTTTCCATTCCGTCGCTAATGTCGTAGGACTTTTCAACCTTGTTAGGCGCAGGGACTTTAACGTCCAACATGTTGGTAGGGATTGTGTGGATTTGGCGCTGAACGCTTCCGCCACGCACCCGTGACTCGCATAGAAGAAGAGTGTTGACGAAGCGTGGAAGTTTGGGGCCGAGGGCCTTACCGATTGATGAAACGTAGTGCTTAATTGTTCCGTCTTTGTTTTCGGTAATTTCAATGTGACTGATGATGATCACATTTGTTTGAAAGGCTTCGTTGGTAAGGTTGGCTACCATATCCTCAATGCTGGATTGTGCGTTGTTATACCAACGGCGGGGATCGCGGTTTGTAGGGTCAATTGCCTGTGACCATAAGAAAGCAGCGCGGCCTACGTTGGTTAGCGAGTCCACGATTAAGAATGTGTCATCACCCCAGGTTGACGGATCGCTCCCGTCTTCCCAAGTGTCAAGGGCTTGCAAAGATTTTGAAAACGCCTTCGGCGGTCCGTCTGGTTTGGTTCCGGCGGGGGTGGCTTTGAGTTTATCGCGGAAAGACATGAAGTCGATCTTGGAAATGTCAAGGCCCTCGTCTTCACAATGGCTTATCAAGGCGTCAAGGCCCTGGTCGAACTCAAGGAAACGAAGCTTGTATCCCGCGCGGACAAGTGAAACCAGCGAGCCGGTTTTGCCGGAACCTGAATTGCCTATCATCATAAGCTTTACAAGTTTGGATTTTTGGTAGTCGGCTAGATTTGGCATGGGCTTATATCTCGTAGAAGTCTTTGAATAGTTCTAGGTCAGCTTTGTGTTTGAAGCCCCAATGCGCCAAGCCGTCAACGTGACAGACGATGTAGGAGCTTTTAAGCTTTAAGTCTCTTTCAGCGTCACGAGGATAAGGTTCACCGATGCTGCAAACTACTCGATGCGGGTAAGCACCTACAGACGCTGCCCAATAATCCTTTGCGTTTGTGTATAGAACCTTTATCATCAGCGTTCCTCCAAGGGGTCCCAGTTGTGCTCGATATAATCGGACTTAATGAAATTGGCTCGGACGCCAGGATCGCGAGAACACAGGAGGCGGAAGGGGCAGCCGCCGTAGTTGCCACAGGCGGAAAGGTTCATTGGAAAGTCTTCAATACTTTCGGCCGAGGCAGTGACTTGCCGCGCGACGCTAATTGAAAAGATTGTGGAGTTTCGCCACTCTTCAAGCTGGGCTTTACTGCGGTAAGTTACATAGCGCTCAAAGCGGGTGAAATTGACTGCGATTTGAGCCGCGTCAATGATGACGCCCTTGATGGGACTGTTAAGCAACATATGTCCCGCCCAACTGTAGCCAGACATTTGGTTGTTGGGGCTGAATTGGGAGGCGAAGTAACTACCAAGTGCACCGCCGGTTGTCTTCTGATCCATAACGTATTTGTCATCACCAAGAAGGGAAACCCGATCAAGGTGCCCACAATAAATAATGTCGTCGGTTAACTCAAGAGCGAAGGAAAGCTCGACTGCGGGCTTGCCGTTTTGCAAATGATAGGTTGACATGGCTCCTTCATTTTCCCGGCCAAACTCCTCGATGTACCAGACGATTGTGCGGATGAGGTTGGGGCGCGTTTTTGCAGAGTCGTTGAAAGTTGTGGGGCAGCCCTCGTCGCGGTCCCAAGAATTAATCATGGTTTCTTTGACGACCTTATGCAAAGCTTCCTCGTGTGAAGAGCCTTCCGCACGAAGTTTGTAGAAAAGTTCAAGCGCGGAGGCGTAAAGGCCTCCGAACAGAAGATGAACTGATTCCTCTTTCGGCTTGATACCGTAGACAATGCTGTAGGCGTATTTGCGCAAGCATGTCTGGGCGATTTCAAGTGATGTGCCATCCCAGGCGAATTGAACGCCTTCCTCGAATGAACGTTTTTTAGTTGAGAGTCTTTGCACCGGACGCTACCTCCATGCAGAAATTGTATTCAATCGCTTCTGGGTCTGCGTTTGGCTGGACAACTGCAACAAGATGAATGTGTCCTTCGTTGCAAACAAACAATACGCCAGCGTCTCGCAAGGCCTCAATCATGTTGAAGCAGGCTTCTTTGACGAGCTTGCCATCTTCAAGCTCAACCTCTAAATCAAACAACACCATGTCAAATCTCCAGCTTGATTGCGCCGAGACCGGCCTTGCCTGCTTTGGTATTGGAGGTTTTACCGGCGGATTTCGCGGGCATGGCCTTGAAATTTTTCCGCCGCTCTCGCTCGCGCTGAATGATGTGTCCGATGTCTTCGTCAGTAAGCTCAAGTGGGTCTTTCATATAGAGGGCTGTCATTTCGGTTGGGGTGAGTTCAGTCATTTATATTCACCTTGATGTCAGGGATTTGTTCCTGGTCTTTAAGCTTGTTGACGTAAATTGTTACAAGCTCGCGGATGATCTGTGCCGCTGGTTTGCCGCTGGCTGCGCCGACTTCTGCGAGGTAGTCGTAATCGCCCGCGTTTAAAAACAGTGTGTGTTTTTTAAGTTTCGACTGAGGCATCGCTTCTAACAATCCATATGTGAGTGTCGGGTTTGAGCGGGGCCGGGCGGATTGTGAGGGTTTTTAGCTCCTCGTTTTCCGTCCGGATTTTATACAGCCGTTGCGTGACCAACGTCGGATTACTTGCCTCTATTTCAACACCAAGCTCGGAACGATAGGCGCGGTAAAGAATGTCAAGGAGTGTCGCCTCAGTTTGCATGTCACGCTTTGTCATTCTTAAACAGTTTCTTCAATCTGCTCTTCAACGACCTCTTCGGCTTCTTCCAGCGGCGTAAAGCAAACAATGGGATGAATGTTTGCGCGCGCGCCGGGCTGTTTGTCTGTGACGATGCAGGTAAATTCCGTGCCCTCGTCCATCCAAGGCGCAATGAAACAGGCTTGTGTGGCTTCGATGTAACCTACGTGTTGCAGGTTATATAGGACTTTGATGGCGTAGGAGTCATATTTGTTTTCCGGCTCACGTTCGTAGAAGACTTCAGTGCCAGGCTCAACTGCTTCTGCCCAGGCTTTGGCGTGGTCTCCGCGAAAGTGCATTCCGACTACTTTAACATTTGGGAAGGTGGGGGCTTTCATTTTAAGCTCCTGTGATTGCGAAAAGTGCGGGGGCGAGGACTTGGAGTCAGGGGAAATCCTCGCCCCCTGTCAAACTTAGCTTGCTGCCTGGGGAGGATTAGCTAAGCTTGAGTTCCGTCAAGCCGCTCTTGGCTTGCAGTTGTTGTTTGGCCGCGTCTTTGACAGCATCCATTTCGGAAACCTGTTCGATGAGTTGCGCGTAACGCTCCTCGCCGCCCTCGGCTTCGCGGAAATCTTTGACAGTCTTGCCGGACTCTTTGATGTTGTTTGCAACAACGGACCGTGCGAGGGACAAGATTTCCCGCTCGAGTGGATCAGTGACACGCCGCGCGCCCACGGTTGCGAGGGTGAACTCGTAGCCTTCATCGACTTCGGCTACAAGCTTGACAGCGGCCTTGGAACCGGCGGCGTCGATGTTGCCTTCCTCGTCCTTCAGTTCGTTGATGCGCTTGCGAACATTGTTGCCGATGTTTTCGGCGCGGACTTGGTTGAGGACTTTGGCCTCAGCGGCGGTGCAAGTGTGACCCTCGTCAAATGGTTGGCCGATCTCGAAAGAAATTCCGGCAATGGTTACAGTCTTGGTTTTGGTCTCTGTATCTGCCATGGTTGGCACTCCTTTTTGTTGATACGCGAAAACGGTATCCTATCGGCCTGGGTTATTCAAGAACAAATCGCGCGGCCATTGCGAATTATTCGGGGTTGATATGGCGGTTAAAGTGGATTTAATAGCCATACACAAACCTGCAAATTAAAGCCGTCCCAATAACTCCAAGTATCCGCAAGTAGCGTTGATTTCAGCTTCGATTTTATTCAAACCTTCATTCATTTTTGGGAGACTTCCTTCTTTACTATCGACTTGTTCTTCAGGTGCGTCTTCAGGGCTTGGGTAAATACCATAAACTCGGTAGATAATATCTTCCAAAACCTTATTGTTGTAGCGCATTCGACCAATCAAGCCCTCAACTATTTCAACCAACTGCATCATTTCAGTCGTTATTGGTGCATCAGTTGTTTCATTCATCTTTTCGTCCTCACATAGATAGTTTGATTGTTGACTCGGCCAACCGTTCACGGGCTTTCAAAACGCGCTCATCATGGGACTTACGTGCCGCCATACGTTTGCCGTAGGGGTCATCGCAGCGTGCGAAGACACACGGCTCGTTTATCATAGAACAACATACCGGACAGGCGGCGGTTCTGATGAAATCCTCATTCGAGGGGTATCCAAAAATTGACATGATGGGTTGACTCCGTAGGTTGTTGTTTCTACCATAAACGGTTGGAAATGTCAACCATATCATTCAACTCGGGCAGATACAAAGTCTTCCGATTGGATATATGTTAGGCGTTCCTTCGCGCGCGTTTCAATGACGTATTTAAGGTTTGCGTCCTGTTCGTACTTTAATCGGCAAAGGAACTGATCAAGAAACCAGACGTTGTTGAACTCCAGGCCCTTTGATTTATGTCCCGTCATTAAAAGGATACGTCCCTCACGGGATAGAAGATGATTTAGATAGGCCTTTGTTTCGCCAAGCGTTTCGACTTCGGCTAACAAAATGTTGACGCAGGCGAACATATCATGTATCCGCCCTTCGGCGCCTGCGCGCGCGCGGTCAAGTTCCCTGTCCCGCCACTCTTGCAGCTTTTCTCGTGCCTCGTCCTTAGGAAGATCGTCAGCGCCAAGCTTCTTAATAACCTTGACGATTGACTTACCAATGTCGCGGCCAGAAAGCTCGGGGAGTTGGCCCTCCTTGATCAGCTTGATTGCAACTGAAAACAAAGGCGCGTTGTTGCGGCAAATGATAGCGTCGCCTGCGGACAAGTCTTCCGTCTTCCAACTGATGGGGCGTTCTACCTGTCCGTCAACGTTGGAGGGGAAAGCAGTCATGTCCGGCGCGCGCCACTGTGCGTTTCGCACGATCTCTTTTCCACAACGGAAAGTGATTGTGAGTTTGAAGGTTTGCATGTCGAACATTTCGATGAGGTTTTCCATCGATCGAGTGGAAGCCCCGCGAAAACCATAAATGGCCTGGAAGGGGTCGCCTACGGCGATAATCCTATCCTTCCGTACCATCTTCTTGAGGATATGGTGGTTGATAGGAGAGAGGTCTTGGGCCTCGTCAATCAATGTAAGCGGGAACGAAGGCCAACTTACTCCACAAATCGCGGGGCAAAATATCATGTCGTTGAAGTCGATGGAACCGTTAAGACTTTCTTTGAAGGATTGGACGGATACGGTTTTGATTAAGTCCTCTTCCACCGGAGATAACTCACGGGGAAGCTCCTCAAAAAATTCCTCATCATTTATCAAAGGACGCCAATGGCCTTTGTATTCTTCTGGAAGCCAACCTGCAGTTTTCCCGTCGTTAATGAATTTCATGAGGTCTCCCATCTCCTCGTAAAGAAGAACTCGCTCGTCTTCGTCGTAGGTGCTGATGAGGGATTTAGTAAGGCGATAAACCTTGCCGTTGTCGAGGGTGGTTTTGCGACGAATGAAATCGAACCAGGCTTTGTAGCCTATGGCGTGTAGAGTTTTACTTTCACAATTACGCGGGAGGCGCATACGCATTTCTTCTGCAACTGATTTATTGAAGGCGAGGCAAAGCATTGGGACGGTTGGGAGAGCTTCCGCGATTTTGATTAGGGTTGTGGTCTTCGCTGCGCCTGCTCGGGCGATGATTGAAAGGTTTGTTGAGGTGTTGACGGCGGCGTCAATGATGGCAGTTTGTTCGGCGGTGAGGTTCATTGCATTGCTCCATGTTCTTCTTCATATTTTAAAAGAGACCTTACGCCGCCTATTGAAATCTCTTGTGTAAAGAAGGCGTATTGTTTCGGATCGGGAAAACGAGCCGCTATTAGAATGGTAATTATTATCATGAAATCCTTATCAGTCATATTAGTGCTGTCGATTATTTTGTTGATCTTATCAACTAGGTTTTTACGTTCTTCTTTTGTGAGTTTGTGGTTCATTTTGATGACTCCGGTTGTGGTTGTTTTAAGCAGTCAGGGGAAAGCCTTCATATACGAAGCGGGAACAATAATCTTTGTGGGCAAGGCACTCACGTCCTACCTTTCGTTGAGTTGATACCTCATGAACTACAAGATTACACATGTCTGGCTTTCCCCTGACGACATGATTTTCAGTCCAAACGAGGAAATGATAAACATCTCCGAGTTCCATTAAGTCCGTGATGATGTGCTCGTTGTATTGGGCGAGGTAGACGACTGCGCCGGTTTTAATGCAGGTGGATAGGGAAGTCATTGGTGTTCCTTTCGCAAATTTTCGACGAACTCCTTGAGGGCAAAGGAGTGATCGAGGGGTTTGTTTTCCTCAAACAATCGTGTGATGGCTGTCAGGACGTCGGGGATAGAAATGCCGGAAGGGCCTTCGCCTTTTACCTCCCGCGCGAAGGCGACACGGGCAGCGCGATTGGGAATGCTTGCGGCGATTGCGCCTGACATTATGTGCTCGAGCAAAAAAGCCTGGCCTTCCTTCTTTATCTTCTTTTTCTCGAAATCAATATCAACGATGATACCTTCTTTCAAGATATTGTGGGGGCTGTACAGGCTTTCAAGTGCGGCGAAGGTTAAGTCCTCGATGGTGTCGGCAATGGGCTTCTTTTCAAACTCAAGGCGAAGGATTGTTTCCACCGCCTCGCGTGAAGGCCGGGTGATTTGAATTTTGAAATCGCACCGTCCGTCACGGAGAAGGGCCTCATCAATCGCGTGCTGGCGGTTGGTTGCTAGGAGTAGAAAGGCACCGTTTTCTTTCATGCCGTCGATCTCTGCGAGGAAAGTGGCGACCTGTGACTCTTCGTAACCGTAGACGCGACGGCCTTTGCTGTTGCGGTCGGGGAACAAGGCTTCGGCCTCGTCAAAGAAGATGAGAAGGGGATGGCCGTAATGAGCCTTGTAGGCCCGCGCGTAATTGAATATTGCCTTTATGCGTTTTTCGGTTTCCCCGACGTAACTCGACTGTAGTTCTGTGCCGGAAAGGCTTATGAGTTTGGAATTGTTAGTGTTGTAGAGGCGGGAAAGCTCGGAAGCGGCGGCTTTGGCGAAGAGGGTCTTGCCGCAACCGGGCGGACCGAATAGAAGCGCACCTTTCGGATGTGGGAGGGAATATTTTTGATAAAGCCCCTTCTGCTTAATGGGGCCTTCAATAGCCGCGCGCAATTCGGATAGTGCTTCTTCCTGTCCGATGATGGTCTCGAAAGAACCGGCAGGGGCGTCGGTTAGGAATGGGGCGACTTCGGAGGGAACAGCGGGTGGTTCAGGTTTTGGTTCTGGTTTAGCAATTGTGTAGGGGGCTGAAACAAATGCTTTTCTAACCTCATCTAAATAATCATCATAATCAGTAATAGAGGGGTTAGATTTGGAGGGTTCCATTTTTCTCTTTTCTCGACTTGCTTGATCTAAGTAGCGCATGAAAACGTCCCATCTTGATGGACTACATTCATCTTTTGTTCGTGGGTCTATCTTCTCGTTATTGAAAACGACTCGATAGGCTGCGTCCTTCGGATCACAGATAGGACAGGGGTCGTATGTAGCGCAGCGCGGGCGACTGTTAGTTTCTAGATTATATAAGTAGGTTCTGGGTTCATACTTACGGAAATCAATGTCCGGCAACTTATACATAGGCTTATACTTGTAACTTTTTGGGGTTTTACGCTTTGGCATGGGGGTGTTCCTTAGAAGGGGATTTCGTCGTCGTCTTCTATTTGCAGTGGACTTTCATTTTCCAAAGCGCGACTTGAGTTTACAAACTCCGTCATTGCCCGGTCAGCGCCTTCGACAATCAAGACCTGACACACTTCTAGAATCCTTTCCATTGCGTCATCTGGAAGGATTGACTCGACTATCGTGGAGTCTGATTTAAGTTTTACTTTAGCCCGTAGTGGATTTGTTGGGCTTACATCGTGATAAGAAAGACGAGGCTCGATTGTAAGGCTGTGTAATTTAAGTGACATGGTTGACTCCTTTAAAGGTCCAGTTTGATGTTGAGCATGGAATTTTCCACGCTTGCGATTGTAGTTTCCCGGGCTTGTCGTTCGGCGGCTATCGCTTCTGCGTGCTTGCGCTGGTGCTCGGCGTTCTTCAGGTTGTGGTTGAAGTCCTCGGTTAAGTGAGTTAGAAGCTCTTCGGCGGTGAATACGCCGTTGTAGGTGCGGTGCTGGCCGTAGGCGGTTCCGAGGAGGAACTTGTCCTCGTGGGGGATTATGATGTATTGCGTTGCGACGTAGCGTTGTGCGCTGAAAGTGTATTCCTCGGCTGTGGTTTCAGTCATTCTTCATCTCCCTCGTAAAAAAGTTTATTCCAAAACCAGGTGAAGACAATTCCCCATTTAAAAACTAAAAAGTAAACAGTGCCGATGACAAAGAACATAGAGGAAATAAAGGAAAGCATACCGCGAAAGGTAGGAGTGTTTTCTATCAAATGAAAACTTAGAGGCCCGTAATAAAAAGACACGAACCATAGTAAGATTAGGCCAATAATATCAGCTTTCTTTTCAGTCATTTTCATTTTCTTTTTCCTCGCGTATTTGATTCCAACTGTCTTCAAAGGCGGCTTGAATATAAGCCCAACGATTTTCCTCCTTCTCGTAAAAAACTTGAGCCTTTAATTCTGAAACTTTGGACAGTAACCGAGCTATCTCCGCGTCTTTGGCGGCGTTGTCAGAGGCGAGGGTTTCTAGGAGCGCGCGGGCGGGTATGCAGTGCACATCCATCAACTTCAAGGCATTACGAGTTTCTATGATCACCCGGTCAGCACCTTTTAATTCCCGAAGAAATTCAGCGAAATCGTAGGTCGCCTCTTGTGGTTGATCATGCTTATTGATCGGCATCGCTCTTCTCCTGTTCTATGAGGGCGTCAAGTATTGCTAGAAGCCAAGCGCGGGCGGGGTTAGAGTGAGCCGCTACATGCCCAGGACGCCGCAAGCCGTATCGTTCATCAGTCCAGGCTTGGTGCATTCCGTTTGAAAGTGTTTTTAAAGACCACGACCATGTCGGTAACACCGTCTCATGAAGCCAGTGCGTATCATGTAACCCACGTGGCTCCATCGCCTGACGAAACTTTCCCGCATCTTCTAGAGTCGATCCATCAATGAGTTGAGCGCACAGACTATCGGTATCATCGAACGAGATGCGTTCCCCTGATTTCACCTTCTCCCGTAGCTCTATCAGTGCATCAGCTTTGGTCATCACATTCCCCCCCTCTTGGCGGGCGGCGATCATGGCGTCTGCCATTCTATAGCTTGCTCGCGCTGCATCATCTGGTGAGGCAATACCATGACGCGTCATCATGATAACCAAAGTATGACCTGCGAACCAATCCCGCAGGCTCATGCCTTCTTGCGAAAAGCCATCGATTGTGGCGATCGGGAACGCCGCCCCTCCGTCTCTACTGGTTTCGTCCATCTTCTATCCTTCCATATCAGTTGTTAAAATCACTCGGAGAAAGGCCGTGCTTTTCAACCAAGTCCAAAAAGGCGGAGGCTAATTTTTCATATTCATCCCGGGCGTCCCCAAGGTGATCCCAGGTATCCGAAAATTTCATTCGACCATCGTTAAAATAGTCGATTAGACTATCGTCACTCCAATCCGCTTTGTCTGGATAATCTTGTCGAAGCCGTTGCAGCCATTCCTGATCTACTCGCTGCGGCCACCACCAAGGTTTATTGGTCATCGCTCTATCCTTCCATGTCTATGTTGGTGGGGTGGATGGTGACGCTGTAGAAAGCGCACCATGGATTGCGGTCCCAGGCGTCGGGGCCGTGAGCGGCGTTCCAAAGGCTCTTAAAACAAGACCGCGCCTTGTTGGCGTCTACTGCGTCAGCGCCTAGATAGTTTGGCGTTGGAAGCTCAACACGATAGTCTGGCCGTCTATGGGGGCAAAGCGTTACCCCAGCTTCTACGGCCTCCTTTTCGCCGATCTCCTGGACCCGCTTCACGTCCACACCTTTGACGGTCAGGGTCAGGCGGGAAGCCCATCGAGGCAGGGTGATGGAGGGTCGCCAGAGTGTTTCTCGATAGCCTAAATCACTCAACGAAACTCCGGCCCTTCGCATATTCTCATGAGATTGATTGAGCAGACGGTGAAATTGGTCGATGTCATCAACTTCCAGCCACTCTTTGCGCGGGCCGTCCACGTAATCCAGCGCGACCGTTGCGTTGTTGTAGTGCCAAGCGCCCACACGCCACGCCTCGCGGCACCAGAGCGTTGTTCCGATACCAAAAACGTGAGACATCATTCCGCGTCTGCACTGATTCTGAAAAACCTCGTGAGATTTCCAGCCTTCAAAATCAGGGTCGCTTTCCCGTTCCGGGTTCCATGGCTGCGGCTTCAACGGCCTCACGATCAGCGACAAGCGGCCATCAAGGGAGGCGCGGACTTCGTGCGGGCGGAGGTCTAGGGGGTGGTCAGTCATTTTGCCTCCACGTGTTTATGGTGATAAGCGCTGTAGGACTCTGGAAATTCGCAGCACTTGTGAATCCATTGGTCTTTCCCAAGCTTGGTGTATTTGTGATGCGTGCGGATCGGGTTTCCACAATTGAGGCAGATGCGGGCGAAGGTGCCTTTGGCCACCACATGTGCATCGCAGCGGCGCTCAGGATTATCGACAATGCGGGACAATTCCATTGGAACCCATAGTGGGACTGGGGCGGAGCAAAACACCTGTTCACCGCAAGTAGCATGCTTGCATGTGGAACAATTTCGCGGGTTGGGTTCAGCCATCACTCTTCTTCCTTTAGAGCGCGCCGGGCCTCGTCCCGCTCCTTTGCGGGGTCTGGCGCGGTTTCAGCGTAGGTAACATATCCGCTTTTGTGTGGAGGCGTCGGAATGTCCCTGATTTTTTGGGCCGCCGCGATTGCCTCATAGGGGCCTTCGCGATTGCACTGTTCCACCACTTGCACAGCCGCCTCTCGTGCCGCTTCAAAGCCTCGAAAGTAATCTAGGCGCGGGTGGTCTGGCGCAGGTGAAAGGTCTGGCGCGGGGGAACCATCTACCTGTTCCGGTGTGGGCGTAAGCTCACTCAGATCAATCGCGTCCAACGCTGCCTGGGCCATGTCCATGCACCAACGTCCTTGTGCTGTAGTGGCGTCAAAAACATGATCATCGGCCCCCAACGGCCCGTCATGCATTGCCCGAGCCATTCGAATTATGAGGTCATCATGTGTCATGTCTCTTGCTCCGTTACCTCAAGATGCAATTGCACTAGCCTGGCCGCCATGACAGAGGCGGGTACTTTGTATTTTCTAGCTAGCTTGTTAATTGCAGCGTCATCAAAGACATCAACCCCATCAGGTCCGATATCTTCTCGGAGGAATTTTTCCGGCATCATAAGCTCCATAGCGAATAGGTTGGCTTCCTTTTCCATCAGGCTGTCATACGCCATCACGGCCTCTTTTGTGTGGAGGCAATATGGCGCACGTTTTGGGCGGGTCGGAGCCGAACACTTTACGGATGTCTCCGCAGGAAAGACACGTCCACTTTGTGTGAGTTCGTGAAAGCGCCTTTCGAGGAACCCAAAGACACCTTTGATCAGCCGACATCAGAACGGCCCCCAAACGATCAGAGCCATTCCGGCCAAGAAAATAAGCCAAACAATCGAGACGATGATTATGCCGCTTCCGGCTGGTAGGCGCTTGTTTCTATTCATCACATTGCTCCGAAGTTTTAAGGCGTGTTAAGCAGGAGGTGTTCCAGAAGACACCGCTGGCGCAGTCCCAAGTATAGTACCAATTGAACTTTAGTCTAGCCTCCCAATTGTATGGAGTTATGAGAAGGCCGGAAAACTTTTGTCCTACTGCAGGCCAATCTATTCCGTCACTAAGCCCGTCTGCTCTACGCCTGTTGTATTCATTATCAAAATCACTAATGTCTAGATAAGAGGAAAGATGAAGGACGTTGGTTAAGTCGACTTCAAAATCAGTTCGAATGTTTCCGCGATTAAACTCTTCCATTTCGCACCAATTAGACCAACTCATGTCGTCAGTTTCATCGGAAAGCCAAAATCCGTTGGGTTTTTTAAAAGGCCCACGCACCCTGTCCGAATAATCATTTGTGACTGAACGGAGGGGTTCTAGTGGTTTAAAACTCCAATGAGTTAGTCGAATGCTTTGTGTCATCACATTGCTCCTCCCAATGCTTCACGAAGGCAGGCTAAGGCGTCTCATTCACACCACTCGATTTCGCCGTTGGACATTTCAATCACCTGCGTCGCGGTGAGGGTTTCAAAGTCTGATCCAGTAAGATAGGCGGGACCGGAGAGGAACCAATCTGAAATTGCGGGCGGATAATGCTGTGCCATCAATTCAATGTTGCGGCGGTTTAAGTCGGGGCGATGTTCCATGATTGGCAGGAACAAGGCGTGAGAAGCTGTAGGTCCGTGGAAACGCAGTCGGGCGCTTGGATGCAAACAAACCTTTTCCAGGCTCAAAAACAGCGTACACGCGGAAGCGCAATAGCCAGAAATTTCAACCTGCCTTCCGTTAAGCTCTTCAAGCATTGAAAGACGTTCGTTAAGGCTCCCGCCGGAATCATTTTCTACGACGACCGGCGCGCAGGCGGAAAGGAATAATATTAAGGTTAGCTTTTTCATCCGATGAATACCTTTACAAGCTGGATTGTTAGATAGAAAGTAAGTAGCGATGCGGGAATAACCCAGATGTCCCTCATTCAATGACACCGCCTTGCGGGGAGTCCGTGTCGATCTTGATTTCCTGCCCGGTGTCGGGGTCGATAAGCTTGCCAGGGCCGGTGGAATTGTGATCAAACTGCAGGAAGCGGGAAAACTTTTCACCTTCCGGTTTTCGCGTGAAGCGAATGACTAGAATGTCGTAGGCGATTGTGACAGAATGGCCGGGAATATCGCCAACACGCTCCTCTTCCAAAGCGCGCAGGAAGGTTCTATATTTGTAACACTTCTGCCGAAAGTGATGTGCCTGATTGATTGATTTCAGTTCGTAAATCAGGCCAGGGCGTTCAAGGGCCTTATCCATGATCGGCTTCACGTCGTTGTAATGTGCGGAGGAGCGGGAAAGACCTTTGGGCATTTTTACGCCTTCATTTCGGTTACGGAAAGTGCAAGCGCCTTTGTGATTTCGGTAAAGGCGGAAAGCTTTTCATTTGGGCAGCGAACGATGAGGATTTTATCTTTACGGCTCTCGTGAAGAAGTGCTCCTGCTGCGATTTCCACCACTTTTACACAAACGCCTTCACGAATCATAACGTTGATGGCGCTGAAGGAATAGCCAAGGGCCTCACTGACGTGTTGCACGTCGGTCTTTTCGACTAAGTTGAAAAGGTTTTTCGCGGGGACTTTTTCGCGGTTACGTTCTGGTTTGGGCGTTTCAGTCATTTTCTTCCTCCACGTACATGTTTTGAAGTTCAGCCTTGATGTTGAATGATACCGCCAGGATGGCGCAGTTTATGTCCCAACCTTCCTCAAGCGCGAGGCGCAGGACGAGGCCCTCGGCGGAGGCGATTGCTTTCGCCTGTTCCGCGCGAAGCTCTGGCGAGGGGAGTTTGATAAGTTGAATCATTTTGCTTGTGCTTTTTTGCGCCAAGCGCTTGCACGGGACAGCTGAGCCTTTGCGGAGCGGGGGAACCCGGCTAAGCGTAGCGCGCGGGAATAAAGAAGATACTCCCACGAGCGTGCCTTGGCGCTTTCGGGGCTGAACAGATACATCGCAAGGCCCGCTGGTGATTTCACCTCATGCAGTCGCATTAGGCAATTCCTTCAAAAGAACTTTTCCATTCCTATCCGTCAGGATTGTTGGCTTATCAAGAAAGTCCCAATCCTCCGGGATGGCGTTAGCACGATAAACCTGACATGGTATCGCCCGCCAGTAGTGTTTTGCCTTTTTCATTCTTCTATCTCCGTTGCTGTATTAAACAGCCTGCAGTGTTTCGCCGTCCGTTGTGTCAATGAGTTTGATTGACGGATCAGAGCGAACAAGCACAGCATCGTTGTAGTCCACATCATAGCCGATCTCACCATCATGGAAACAGGCTACACGGCGATCCTTGTTTAGCCACAGGATATTAATGTGGTCAGATTTCATTGCGTTTAGCATTTCAATTGCAGTCATGTCTATCTCCGTTGTTCTTGATAGTAATATAGGCTATTTTCACGCCTCAATCTCCATGCCGTTGCGAAGGCGCGCCAACGCACGTCCGTACCAGAAGGAATCAGACGTATGATGTGCTTGCGCATATTTTGCCAGCGCCGCACGGGCCTGATCAAGCGCCGCGCGCGGACCGAGTTTGTGCATACTTGAGCGATAGTTCGCCTCAATGTTTTCGAGTTCCTTACCGCGTTTCGTCAACACTTCGTGTTTCATTTCATCACCTTGTGCAGCAGCATAACAACGATCCAAACGAAGGCGAGGGTAAATAACGCCTGCGCAGAAACGCCAATGAAAAAGAGTAGAAAGTCCATCATTTTTCCTTTGTGTGACGAGGGCGAAAGCCTTCCCCGTTAAGTTTACGCCCTCGTCACCGCAACCTCGAAGTGATAAAGCGACTGTGCATGGTCAGGGCCTATTACCTCCGCTCGGCGATTGCGCCCCGTCCACATCCCATTGTGCACATTTGCGCGGGAATGTCAATGCGGTCGTGCAGGTGTGGGCGAAATCGAAGATTTCGGGATAATTCTGGTGTATGCTATGCATACCCCCTGGCTCCCTGGAAAACCCCGATTTTCGACCACCCGGCGGGCGGGCCGTTCAAATCCGCCATATGTCTTCCTGAAAAATCTCTAAAAAAAAAAAAATTTACTGAGAAAAGAAAAAAAGGGCTGCAGGAAACGATATGGCGCTTTAAATGAATTAACCCGCCATACACACCGAAAAGTGCCATTTTCCAGGGAGCCAGGGGGTATGTAGATGGGGTATCAGGATTATCCCGGATTGACAGAAAAAGGGCGGGGAACTTGCCCCCGCCCAATCGTCGCGCTTACAGGTCGATGGAAATCTTGGCCGCTTCAGCTTTCCGCTTCTGATCCTGTTCATAAAGCGACTGAGCCGCCGGGTCAATCGCTTCCGCGTTCTTACCGGCAATGTCCATCAGGAACGCCCGGCGCTTCGCTTGATCGTCGGAGGCGATAGCATCATACGCCTTCTTCACATCCTCATTGCCAGGCCGCTTCATTTGATCCCGGACAATCGCGAGGCGGAAGCGGTCAAGCGGGTCAGCCGAACCACCGGCACCACGTTCAACGCCCCACTCGCCGCGCTCAAGCGTTGTCGCCACCTTCGACATCAAGTCGCCCGCAATCGTCATTTTGTCCCGCGTTTCATCATCCGCTTCGGAAAGTTTCTTCGCACTCGCCGCCGCGTCCGCGACCTTCTGCCGCAATCCATGCAACACCAAGCGCGCAATCAACTCCTCCGTCAACGCACTCACTTTCACGGTGACGCTTGAGCCGCCCGCGCTTACATCAAACGTTTCGGGAAGGTTAAGATCATACTTTGCCATTTGATTGACTCCTTTCAGATGGGATCATTCCCACAACCACAAACGTAAACCAATTCGCACGCAACCACAAGCCCCCACCTCATCACATAATGTTTCAATTTTTCCCGTCCGTGCGCATCCCTGCAATCGAGGCCCCCACCCCCATCATTTGTCAAAAAGGCGAACCCCCCTTTCGACGCCGCCACCCCCTTGGCCCCTGCTAACCACCCCACCCAAACTTTATCGCTCCAGCTTCGATATGGCGCAATATCACAATCGATTGCCAAGCGCTCGCGCGTGTGGTATAGTGGAGGGGAGAAGACGCGAAAACGGAGATTAGCCATATGGGGCTGGACTTAAATACGGTTGTCGGGAGGGGGCGGAAGCCCGCGCCGGTGACGGTGACGCTCGTGCGGGAGCTTGAGGCGGCGGACGCGGCGCTCCTGGCGGCAGGGGCGGGGCCGGTCTCTGTGCCTCCGCCTTTGCAGCGCATTACGCAGCGGCATCATTCCGTTGCGCGGCTTCTCGCCGCCGGGACGCCCCCGGGTGAGGTGGCGCTTATTACCGGATATGACAATTCCCGCATTAGCATCCTGCAGAACAGCCCTGCGTTTCAGGAGCTTGTAGCGCTTTACAAAAACGAAGTCGATATGCAGTTTTCTACGACCCTGGAAAACCTTGCAGGCTTGGGCGAAGAAGCGATTGCAGAAATACGGGATCGACTGGAAACGGAACCAGGAAAGTTTTCCCTGAAGGATTTGCGAGAAACTGCAACGCTCGCCCTGGATCGTTCCGGTCACGGGCCATCCAGTTCCGTCAAGAAAGACGTCACTGTTGATTTCAGCGAACGGCTGGAAAATTCCCGCAAACGCGCTTTGCAGGCCGCGCGGGGAGAAATCATTGAGGCGGAAGTGGTTAAGGAGGCATCTGAATGACAACGCTATGCACCATCACAGGAATTGTGCGGGATCGCGCTGGAAATCTTTTAGCAAATCAAGAGTTTAAATTCATATTCCGCTCGGGCGTGCGTGGTTCGGTAGCTGGCGTTCTTTTACCCGAGACGGAAACTGTTAATACTGACGGC